TGGATTAGATGAAGTATTAGAAATAGGAAAACGTTTAGGAACAGACGGAGCTACGTTATTAAAGTCTAGGGCCGTTATACAATTTGATATGACAGAGATTTCTGCATCTCTTTCAAAGTATAGTAAAACGGTTAATGACTGTAAATTCATAATGCAGTTATATACATCTCATGCAAAAAATTTACCATCCGACTATGCGATATATGCAAAATTAGTAGGTGAAAATTGGATAAATGGTACTGGGTATCTATCTAGTTTAACAACAGATGGAGTTGCCTGGAGTGGTTCGCAATCTGGATCTGCTTGGATATCATCAAGTCAGCAAATACAAGTAGGAAGTAGTACATTATATATTTCTGGAAGTGGTGCTGGAGGATCGTGGTTATATCAGTCAGCATCTGCAGGAAGTACTGCTGGATTAATATCATCTGAATCATTTTCGTATCGGGTTACTGATATTAATATGAATGTTACAGATGCAATTAAAATTTGGTTAAGTGGTAGTGGCGGTGCTTCAATTCCAAATTATGGATTTTTATTACAATTTGCAGATTCTGATGAAGCAAATACTTCTAAAGCTGGGTATGTAAGATATTTTAGTAGAGATACTCATACTATATATGTTCCTAAAATTATAATGTACTGGGATAACAGTGCATTTACAACAGGATCGTTAACAGCCGCTGATACTGAATCATATACAATATATACACAAGTAAAACCTGAATATAAAGATACTGAGGTTGCTAAAATTAGAATTTATGCTCGAGATAAATATCCTAGAAAATCGCCGACAAATTTATTTCCAATTGAAACAGTAAAATATTTACCAACTACTTCTTATTATGCTGTATTCGATGCACATACAGATGAAGCCATAATTCCGTACGATAATATTTATAACAAAGTTAGTTGTGATAGTACTAGCAATTATATTTACATCGACATGAATAGTTTTATGCCAGAACGTTATTATCGTTTAGAATTTAAAATTGTAGATGGAATTACGGAACAGTACATCGATAACGACATTTATTTTAAAGTAGTTAGATAATGGCAAATCGAATATCTATAAATAATGAAAATATACCAGTAACAACGGATACTAATAGTATATCTCGTACTTTTATACCTACGAGATTAGATCCAGTTGAACAACAAATACAATCAAAATATAGATCTGAAGGATTAACTTATATATCTAATAACAATGATATCGTTCCTAGAGATACTGCTGGAAATATATCATTAACTGAAAATTCAGAAACAAATCCGTTATTAATAATTGACCCAGTAACTGAAAAAATTACTACAACTTCCATGTTACGGGTATTAAATACTAGATTTCAATATTATAAATTCCCGGTACAAGTATTAGCATCCGGAAGTTTAGACTTAAATGTAGATCTAAATCTAAATCAAGATCCTATATATGCTCGATATAAACCTAGTGAAAATCGAGAAATTTCTTCTGTTGGAATTGCATCCGGAATACTAATAGATGAAATTGTAGAGGGATTATCACAGCAACAATCTAATGCTTATTACATATCTAAAGATTTAAAAAATTCTGGGGCATCCTTACGATTCAGAGTTAAATTACAACATCGTTACGATGGCGAAGGATTAGGGTCTGCATATTTTTATATTTCAAGAACTGGTCCAGAAAAAGATTTAAACCGAGAGTATTTAGGTCCATTTGCATCATCAATTGAAATTAATCCATATGAAGAATCATTAATTGGTACGCCAACGGATCCGGGTTTAATTAATACTATTATTGCAAATATATCATCTTGGATATCGTTAACTATTAACACCGCAGCAGAATTTTCTGATACTGAAACTATTAACTGGTTTAACTATGTACAATCATTAGTTCCGCCACTAGACCAAACACAGATAGGAACTAGAATTCCAGTACAACTTCGGTCTGCATTAAACAGTATAAACAGTGATTATGTATTTACGCAATTAGAAAAAAATCAAATCGATTCTTTATTATCATTTTATGATGCAACAGTTCGACAGTCTGATGCTATAGGTATTGGATTTGGATTAATAAACCAATATGAAATACAAAATACATATATCGATGTTATTATTCCAAACTCGGAATTTGAATATGGAGATTTATTTGGTATAAATGCAGTAGCAGGACAAACAGGTCATACAATTAACGCAGAACAAACATATTGGGTAATTACTGATTCGGGTAAAGCTGTAGATTTATGGAATCAACCAATAACGGCATAGTATGTTAACACAATATAAAAATATCGAACAAATTCGTAACGCGTCTAAGTCTATTACGGCTGATCGAATAGATAAAACTAAATCTGAATTTTTTAGTTATGATGTATTACGAACCGCACCCGTACCTGATATTTTAAAACAAACTGATTTCAATCGAATTGAATTTCATGTATATTCTGGTGATACCTGGATAACTGGAAATCACTCAATTCAGCTTCAAAATAAAATTCCGCAGTATATTGATTCATCGACTAATGGAATTATAAAATTTCCTGGCGAACCGGTTGCGATTAATTTATATGAGGAGTTTGATCGTTTAAAATTAACGGCTGGTAATTTTAAATTTGTTATTAACTTTTTTAAAAATTTAATAGGTAATTACGAACGTCAACATTTAAGAATTGATGAAATATCACCGGATCGTACAGAAATACGGTTACGCGCAATTGATAATGATGATCCAGAGTTCTTGCGTCAGATTACGAATTTTATTTCTACAGTTAATCATACTACTACTAGATTTTATAAATCATATGTTTTAAATTTTAGTAGAAATCAAACAGCATTATTTGTAAATAGTGTTGTATTTGGTGATTATGTATATGTTAAATTGTATGAACCACTCCCAGAAAATATTGATATAGATTTTAAATGTTGGGTAGTTGAAGAATTAAAATCGCCATATGTAGATAAAGTATCAATTACACCACAATCGGTACAGAAAAAATTTAAAAAACTAGGTAATCCGAATTGGTATGCAAATTCTATATATAATACATCAGCTGAAACTGGTTTACAAGCATGGACTGATTTATTAGGTTCATCTGTACAAACATCACAACAAATTGTAGATGCATATTTTTCTGGAAGTTTAAGTGGGGTTAAATTAAATATTGATTACGCTGATTTTAATAATTTTGTTTTTTATAGTTCAGCCACTGAACGATTAGATAATTTCAAATATAAATTAGAACTTATTGAATATTATACATCGCAAAGTGCTGTAGTATCACAACTCTCTGGAAGTGTTGCTACTACCAATGTAGCTGATTATAATACTAGTAAAACTAATTTAATTGGTGGATTCGATGGATTTGAACAGTATTTATACTATCAGTCTTCATCAAAAATAACTACATATGAAGCTCCATTAGAATTTCCAACAGTAAGTAGTGTAACGGGTAGTTATATAAAACCAGCACCTAAAACAAATTCATCAATACCATATACTTTAGCATCTACAACATCAAGTCAATTTATTACTTGGTATGAAAATACATATGCATCTGCGTCATTGTATGACACATTGAATGTTAATTCATTATCTTTTTTGATACCTGAATTTATTAAATTAGATACAAATAATGACGGTATAACAACATTTGTTAACATGTTAGGTCATCATTTTGATATACTTTATACATATATCAATCATATGACTAAAATACATAAACGAGAAGAAAATCCTAAGTTAGGAATGCCAAATGAATTGTTATATTCTGTAGCTAAACAGTTTGGTTGGAATTTAACAGATGGTAATCAAGGTCAAAAGCTTTGGGAATATGTATTAGGAACCAGTGAATCAGGTATTCCGCTTACAGGATCTAATACAGTAGGAGATCCATCAGTACCAGGTCGAGATATGACATACGCAGTATGGCGTCGTATTGTTAATAACTTGCCTTTGCTTTTAAAATCTAAAGGAACTAAACGTAGTATTCAAGCACTATTATCATGTTATGGAATACCGCAATCGTTAATATCAATTAATGAATATGGAGGACCTCGTTTAGATAGAGTTCCGGTTTATGAAAAATTAAATTTTGATTATGCATTAGATTTAATCGGAAATACATCCGGTAATGTAACTATAAATTATTCGCAATCAATTAATACTGTAGAACTTAGATTTCGCACAGATAATGTTATAACTAATCCAACAATGTCAGGAACTATGAATCTATTTAATATAGGTTCAAATGCGGTTACTATAGATTATACAAGTGGAACATTAGGTACTATATTAATTAATGGCACTGGTTCTGCTAATATAGAAATGTTTGATGGCGGATGGTTAACTGCAATGCTAAGAACTACCGGTTCTAAATTAGAAGTAGT